TGGGATTATTTAAGGTCATTTAGAACTAAATAATCTAAAAAAAATTCATTTTTTTAGCCAATAAAATCAATAGGTTACGGAGGATCACCTCTAAGCCATTGATTTTATTGGCTTTTTTTTATGAAAAAAAATGAAAAAATATGCATTTTTCTATTTACATCCACTAAAACATAGTGTATAATGGTACTATCAAATGGAAGGAAACTATGTTATGATTAAGATTTACCAAATTCAGCTAACAGACGAACAGATTGATCTCATCAATACTTGGGGCCACAATTCTGTTCCTGCTCAGAAAGCTAAGCTCGATGCTTCTATCCTTGGCAAGTTCAAGGCTGAGAACTTCAAGTTTTACACTGAGGCATATCATGTCTACAGCGACGATCTTGAGGAAGCCTTCGAGGCGACCAATCTTTGGAACAAGCAAGAGATCGTGGACGTAATCGGAGATCGTGGTTACAGTTCATCAACTGGCGATATCTTTGAGAAGAACGGTGAGTTCTTCCTTTGCGCCAACTTTGGATTCAATCAAGTGGAGGTAGCATAATGTACGTAGTATCAACTCAGCACGTCGAGAACTATGGCGCTCATTGTGAGGACGGTAAGTTCTCTTCTGGTAACTCTTATTGGAAGTTCAAGGGTGGACAGGACTACATCGTAAAGGATGTGGATCGTCCCGCCGATGCTATGGCTTTCGTCATGGCTGCTTTCTCTTTGAATGATATTTCGTTCAAGGAGTTTCCAACCGACGTTAAGACCTACGACGAATGGAATGCGGATCTTCCTGATGACCAGGAGTATCGTAAGTTCCTTCGTGAGCAGGTACTTGTTGTATCTCCTCTTACTGGCAACGATTTCAAAAAGGGGTGGCTCAATGTATAGGAATATTGGATACGGTCTCGCGGCCGCTTTACTTTTAGGTACCTTTGCCTACGCCCTTGACCAAGCACTGAAGATGCCTGATGTTCATTTCAGCTACTCAACTGGTGCTTGTGTTGAGGTTATTAATTACACTGACGAGCAGTTCTCTTGTGAGGACTATCCCGTTAAGTTCAACCACGTATGGGTGGAATAATGAAGTTAGCTTACTGTGATTACATCGCTGATCGTATCAGACATTTCTTAAACTGCGATCTCAAAGAGAATCGTCTTTACACCCTCATCAGTGAAGTTGGCAGGGTTGAGATGGATCTTCATCCAACTGAAGGCTATTTTCAGTCTACCAAAAAAGTCATTGAGGTAACTGACATAAATAGTAAAAGGTATAAGATTACCGTAGAGGAGATTTAATGTTTTTAGAGTATTGGATGATAGCAGTACTTGCAGCTATGTTTGCGGCAGGTATGTGGGACATGAATGTTAAAGGATTCAAGGAAGGAGTCGAGGCTGGTGCAGAAGGTGCTCTGGCCATGTTAGAGCGTGAAGGGTACATAGATATTACTGACGATGGTGAAATTTCTGCTAAAAAATGTGAAAAAAATGCATTTTAGCTATTTACATCTATGTGGAACTATGGTATAATAATACTATCAAATGGAAGGAGAATACATTATGTTTCAACAAGTCAATACTAAAGCTCGTAGTTCAAAGGACTATCTTGGGTCAATCTACACCGAGGATGCAGCCGGCATGCTGCAACTTCAGGATCTTCGTCGAATGATTAAGAACCTGAATACCGATCTTCGTAACTTCAAAGCCAAGGATAAAAAAGGTTATCCTATTCAATTCCGCGTTGAGATTCGTGGTCGTGAGGCAATCAAAAAAGGTTCTTGCAGTCACTGGTTACTTGGTAAAGCCGATAACCGCTCATACGATTTTGGCGGAAACGTTATCGGTGGTATCGCTAACGCTAAACGTCTTGATGTTTATCTTTATAGGAGATAATCATGGGAAGAGTTAAAGATTACTTCTGGGATGAAATCGAGGCTGAAAGAGAGAACGAATATCTTGAGCCAGATTTCGAATCATATTATGAAAATTTGGAGAAGCAAAATGCTACTACAGATCAAGGGCGGAACCAAGAAACAGCGAATGATGTCGGAGTCAGCCATAGTCCACGTGGTGGAGAAGTTCATGCCACGGATTCGGACTCTGGATGTAACACTTCGGATACGTAAATTCAATAAGTCTGGAGAAGACGGTGTCATAGGTTGGTGTACATGGGAGGATACTAATATTCGTCCTCGTGAGTTTTTGATCGAAGTAAGCTCTGAGCTATCCACGATCGAATTCATTAAGACCGTTATACATGAGATGATCCATGTAAAGCAGTACGCCACAGGACAGATGAAGGAGCGCTTCAAGCAAGGTCGTAAGACATACTGGAAAGACAAGGACTATACTGACAGCAGTTACTCCAAGTCTCCTTGGGAACGTGAAGCGTACCGCAAACAAGAGACGGTTTTCAAATCGTTTATGCAGGAGTGGTTAGAGATCAATTAATAAGATTCTGTTGAAGGAACGAGTTCCATTTGATCAACTTAAGGGCGGCGGGGTGTATACTTTGTCGCCTTTCTTTTTTTATAAATAGTAGTGTAACTTCGGAGGTAATATGGCATACGACTTTTTTCCAAAGAGCGAACGTGAGTTAGCTAATAAGATCAAAGGATTTCCTGCTGACAATCAGGTGGAGATCGTTAGGCTGTTTAACTTCTTAAAGAAAAAGTTTCGAGCACTTGATACACCGATCAATCTCGATATGAAAAAGCCGTCAAACGTCAACGTAAGTAGACAACTTGATGGTGATATTCGTATCGCGGACGTAAGCCGCGGAGCTCAGCTTAAGAAGGTTAAACTTAAATTTGGTAATGGCTCATCTGGAAACCGTGGAGCAAAGAACAGGGGTAACCTGTTTGAGGAACAGTTCGCGACTGGTCTTTTGGACTGGTGGGCAGGACGACCCGTTGACGGTAAAATGCTTAAAGCCATTGAGGATCTCGATAAGACCTATAACCTAAGCGACTCAAAGACCTTTGTTGTGAAAGTGGTTGGCGGTGAGAATACTAAACGACCATTACAGTTTGACTCTGGTATCTACCTTGCCAATCCAAAAGGTCAAGGTAACGATGTAGGACAATCGGTAACTGACATTACGCTTGAGACTGATAAGGGCCCAATCTTTCTCAGCTTGAAACTCGGTGGTACGACTACGTTCTTTAACGTTGGCGTTCGTACTATCCTAACTCCACAAGAAATTCAAAAAGGTCAAATCACTAACGAAAAAGGTCTGCAGTTGCTAAACCTATTTGGTATTGACCAAGAAAAGTTCTGTAAGATATTCACTGGTGATCTACCAGGAGGCGACATAGTTAAGAACGCGCCATACAATAAACCAGCAATGACTAAGCTGATGGAGTCAGGTATTGGATTTAACTATCATATCATTCATAAGTTTCCTGCTCGTATCCTAAGTAAGAAGATGGATAAAGCTGCTATGCAACGAGCAGCTAAGACTGGTGATCTTACGATCTTCTATGGTGGTAAAGGCGGCAACGGTAAACGGATCGACATGGAGTTCGCGTCCGCAACATACTCATTTAAGCTTAACATCAGAGACACGCAAGGTAAGGATGGATTCCCTACTCGTATGATGTGTGACTTTAAGTACGTATAGGAACAGACATGCAAACATTCAAAACATATATCGTTGAGGCGGCTAAGAACCTCCATATGACTCACCTTGAGGATCAAGTAATCTACGGTGGAGTGGATGGAGCAAGACAAGCTATCCTTGCACTGCGTTCCCTCCGAGATATGTTAGCCGGTGAAGCAAAACGTCCAGTTGATGTAACCGTCAAATGGGACGGAGCACCAGCCATCTTTGCCGGTGTTGATCCACGAGACGGTAAGTTTTTCGTGGCTAAGAAAGGTGTGTTCAATAAAAACCCTAAGGTCTATAAGACTGATGCTGATATTGATGCCGATACGTCTGGTGATCTATCAAACAAGTTAAAGACTTGTCTTAAGTATATGCCTTCTCTTGGTATCAAGGGTGTCGTTCAGGGCGACTTGATGTTTACGTCTGACGATATTGATACCGATACTATTGACGGTAAGAAGTACTACACGTTCCAACCAAACACTATTGTGTATGCCGTACCAACCGACTCGGACGGTGGCAAAGAAATCAAAAACGCTAAGATGGGTATCGTATTTCATACACGATACACAGGATCCGATTTTGAGTCAATGAAGGCATCGTTTGATGTTAAGGCTTCCGAGTTCAAAGCATCACGAGATGTTTGGTTCCAAGATGCGACTCTTAGGGATCTATCAGGTACTGCTACGCTAACTAAGAAGGATACTGATGAGGTAACCAAGGCGCTTTCCGAAGCGGGTAAGATATTCCGTAAGATCGCTGGATCGACTCTTCGTGAGATCGAAGGAAACGCTACCTTGGCTCAAACTATTGAGACTTACAACAATACGTTCGTTCGTAAACAAGAAGTCATCAAGGATACTAGAAAACACGTTGACGGATTGATCAAATATATATCTGATAAGTACCAAAAAGAAATCGATACCAAAAAGTCAGATAAGGGTAAGGCAACGTGGGAAGCTAAAAAGGCTGATATTCTTAAGTTCTTTTCTAGCTCAAACAAAGCCAATCTAAAACTACTCTTTGATTTACAAAAAGCAATCGTTTCTGCGAAACTGATTATTATAAATAAACTAAACAGGTTACAAAAGATCTCAACATTCGTTCGTACTCCAAACGGATTTAAGACAACAGGTGTTGAAGGATATGTTGCGATCGATAAACTAAGTGGTGGCGCAGTTAAGTTGGTGGACCGTATGGAGTTCTCCTACAATAACTTTAGCCCTGATATTATTAAAGGCTGGGACAAACCGTCTCGATCCTAATGGGAATTTGGAAAAATGAAAGACTTTAAGCAAGTTCAAAGAGAACTTACGGATCTCAATGCAGATGGACATCAAGACTCGACGGACGAGGCCTTGACCGCTCAGCAACGAATGAAGCTGAAGCAATCCATCCGTCGCAATAA